GTCGAGAGGTAAGAAGAATTGGGCGAATGAAGTGTCCCTTGAACCAATCGTATCCACAGCTTTCCCTAATCGGACCTTTTACAAAGGATTTATCGATATTTAAGGAAAAGCCTGCGATCTGTAGGTATTGTATGACCTTTTGTACATGTTTCTTTCGTACAATAAGATCGTCGCCGTACACACAAAAATCGTGTCGCGGATCTACTCTACCTTCAATCGACTTAATCACCCCAAAAATTATGGAGGAAAAAATCAATGATTCGATAGCAAATGTTGCGCCGTTACCCATGGATGAAAGCTTTTGATAACTGAGACCCAAAGGGATCTCGCTTAAAATGTTATCTTTAGTAACAAGCTTCTCATCTAAAATGCCATTTCGGCAAGAGATGTCCAATAGGAACTGCGCCCACTCTGGGGGGAGAAGAATTTCTATAATCTTTAGACTTATAGTATCTGAGGCTGCACTAAGATCTAGTGTACAGTAACTCTCACTATTGTCTAATAAACTCCCAAGATAGGATAGTCGACGATTTTTTGTCTGATCATCCAAATCTATATCCCAGCGTTTCAACCTTTTACGGATGAAACGGTCCGTAGCCAGCTGCAACATAACGTTGCAAGAGGGCTCGATTGCTATTGTTCGCTCTGTTAGAGCGTTCTTTGGAACAGTAGTGATTCGATTAAAGTTTCCAATCTTAAAAACTTTGGATAGCCATTCGGCTTGAGTCTCAGAGTCCGCTAGAGAATCTAGCGGGAGTATTCTCTGATCTTCAGGAGTATTTAACATCTCCATCCAACGTTCGTCAGATTGAATCATAAATCGGGCGTGTCGTAGGGCTCCAGAGGTACACGAATAGGGTAGATTTCGAAATTTGTCAAATAACGAAGTTTCCCCATCGGTGTCCAAATTCGCACCTGGACCATGTCTTACCCCGTCAGAAATAATTGACGGTATTGGACAATTCTCACCAAGAACCTTCTTAATAAAACCTCGGGCATAGGTTAAAACCTTAGCACCGAATTCCGTTTCTGGAAAAGCAAACGAAACCCAACCTTCAGTGTTGAATTTTCGACACTGTTCTTCAGCCTGGAAAAACTTCTCCAAGGCCGAGGCGACTTGAGATTTCTTGTCACCTTTAAATTGGAATTTTTTCAGAAGTGTACCTAATTGGTATCGAGCACGGATCGGTGTTACTGATCCGTCTACTATGGAGTCTGTACTATTAAGGCTCTGTAGAC